GAGGCGACGGAGCGCCAAGCCCGCATCCTTCACGCCTGCCGGACGCTGGCGGTGCTTGTTCCGGATCACAACGCACTGGTGGCTCATATGGCCCGGGCGGTGGCAACGTGACCGCCGCTCTGGACTATGAGGCTGTCGACTTCGCGGACCTGCCGAGCTTCGGCGCCGTAGCGTCAAGGTCGGCAATCTTGCCTGCTTATCCGCTGGCCGAGACGACTGGGCGCGTGACTGCCCCCGAGCGCATCCTGCCGATCAATCAGGACGCCCCGAAACCGGGCCGCCCGGTGGGCCAGTTCGTCCGTTCGTTCATCTGGCGAGACCCGGCGACCATGCCGCGCCGCCAGTTCCCGTATGGGCGCCACCTGATCCGCAAGTTCGTTTCTGCGACCTTCGCGCCCGGTGGCGTCGGCAAGAGTTCTCTTGTCATGGGCGAGGCCCAGGCGATGGCAAGCGGTAAGCCTCTGCTGGGAATCAAACCCCGCGAGCGCCTCCGCGTCGGATACTGGAATGGCGAAGACCCCCTCGAGGAGACCGAACGCCGCGCCATCGCCGCCTCGCTGCTGCACGACCTTGGCCCGGACGATCTGGAGGGCTGGTTGTTCCTAGGGAGCGGGCGCGAAGACGAGGTGACTATCGCCGAACAGACGAGTTCCGGCGCTGTCATCCTCGGGCCGAACGTCGAGGCCGTGATCGACACCATCCGGGCGCTGCGTCTGGATGTCGTGATCATCGACCCTTTCGTGTCGTCACACCGGGTCACGGAGAACGATAACAACGCGATCGACCTTGTGGCCAAACGCTGGGGGAAGATTGCCGATGCGACCAACACGGCCATCGAACTGGTTCACCACACCCGGAAGACCAACGGCAACGAGACGACTGTCGAGGATGGCCGGGGAGCCGTGTCGCTGCTGAACGCCGCCCGATCCGCCCGCGTCCTGAACGCCATGTCGAAGGATGAGCGGGAGCGGGCCGGGGTGAAGGCCGGCGAGGCATATTTCCGCGTCGAGAATGGCAAGGCGAACCTCGCGCCGCCGTCCGAGGGTGCGGATTGGTATCAGGTCGTCAGCGTCGATCTGGGCAACGGTTCTGAATATGAGCCGCCCGACAACGTGGGGGCCGTCCGGCGCTGGACCTGGCCCGATCCATTCGACGGGGTGACGGCGGGCGACCTGTATGCGGTCCAGAAGGCCATCGAGGCCGGTCAGTGGCGCGAGAGCCCCCAGGCGAAGGATTGGGCCGGAAAGGCCGTCGCGGACGCTCTTGGGCTTGATCTGGACGACAAGGCCGACCGGCAGAAGGTCAAGGCCCTGTTGGGCACGTGGATCAAGGCCGAAGCGCTGCGGACGGTCACGGCGCCAGACGGCACGCGTCAGGAAAGGGTCTGGATCGAGGTCGGAAGATGGGCGGAGGTCGGATGAAAACGCACCACTGCACCACCTTGCACCACCACGATAATCGACCCGGTGTTGCACCCGTCTGCACCACTGCACCACCTGCACCACCCCCTTTAGGGGAGTGCAGTGGTGGTGGTGCGGCTTCGCGGCTGCTTGGGCCAGACGGCCTGCACCACCCCGGACTGATCATGACCGAGACCCTGAGCCTTCACGACGGCGATCCGATTTACGTCTGGCGATGGGATGAGGGCACCGGGCTAGGCTCAATCTCTTCCGCGCTCGACCGGACACCGAAGGACCAAACCGAAAAGCGCAAATCCACAACCGCAAACATGACTGGAGCCGACCAATGATCACCGTGGCCATTCTTGAGGTCCAAGCCTTCGCTAACCCGTCCGTTCGAGGCGACCGCCGGACACTTGGAAGCTTTGGCGTGGAAATCGGCGGCGTGACGGTGCGCCGGTGCTTTTTGGTGGAGGATCGCGGGAATCGATATGTCCGCACCCCCGGCTGTCAGCACGAAGATGCCGAGGTCAGATTCTCACCGGCCCTGAATCGATACCTGACCCGCGTGGTCGGCAGGGAGGTAGCGCGCCAAACAAAGGCGGCAGGCGGGATTTCAGAGGGCTACGGCCCGGATGAGGAGGCCGCACCGGGGGCGCTTCAGGCCCCGCCCCAGTCAACCTTAGGACCAGCGTTGGTGTCGGAAGTGTCCCTTAATCCAGCTTTCCCGCGCGCCCGCGAGGACGCCGCCATCCCCACAAGGAACCCACAATGAAAACGCCCGAAGATCACGCGACCGCCTGCGCCGTTGAAGGACTGGTCAACGCACACCGCCGAGCCGGTCTCGACGACATCGACCTGGGCCTCGCCCTGCTGGCTGCCGGTGCCGATCTGCTGACCCGGGTATGGGACGCTCCCCGCGCCTTGGCGGCCTTCGACGCGCTGGTTGACGCCGCCGCCTGCGGCCAGTCCGCCCAGACGGCGCACTAGTTGCAATCGGAGAACAAAACGGATACAGTTTGCTGGCTCGCCGCCTCCTGCCCTGATGGGGCTTTAGTGCGACGGCCTTCCGGATCGGCAGCCTGATGGGCTCGCGCGCCGGGCAAACCCAACAGGATCAACCCTGCGGTTTCGCTCGCGCGTCGATACGCCCCGCGTCCCGCATCTGGAGACTAACCCCGTGAGCATCATGGAAACCCGCACCGCCCTGGCGGTCAAGAAACACGCTGGCGTCAAGCTGCGCGGCGTCGGCATCACCAACCCCGAAGACTTCGCCCCGCACCGCCTCGAATGGTCCAAGCTGAACGCCGCCCAGCGTTCGGTCGCTGACATCTCGCGCGGCATCATCGACAAGATGGACGGCGCGTCTGAAGACGAGAACCGCTCGCTGTCAGAGGCCCACGACGGCCTGATGATGCTCTATGACCTGATCACCGAGGAGAAGGATCACCGGACGTCGCAAGGCAACCGCGAGGCCCGCGAAACGGACGCCCGCGCTGGTCGCCGCCCGATCCTGAAGGATGCGATTTGCTACAGCGACGGCTCGCGCTCCTATTCCAACGCTGACGGCGGCGAGGTCCAAGCCTTCGCCATCAAGCCCGAAGAGCGGATGACGGACTGGGCTCGCCAGAACGGGGCTCAAGACTCCGATGGCCTGACGACCGGCGGCTTGCTGAGGGCAATGCTTGTCGGAGCTAAGACCGACGCCGAGCGCCGCGCCCTGAGCGAAGGCTCTAACGGTGCCGGCGGCTACAGCGTTCCGGACCTCCTGTCGGCTTCCATGATCGATCGCCTTCGCGCGCAATCGGTCCTGACCCGCGCCGGAGCCCGCACTGTCCCACTCGCCTCCGACACGAACTTCGTCGCGCGCGTGGCCAGTGATCCGACGGTCTATTGGCGCGCGGAAGGCGCCGAGGTCACCGCCTCCGACCCGTCGTTCGACCGGATCACCCTCGCTCCGAAAAGCCTGATGTGTCTGGTCAAATGCTCGCGCGAGCTGCTGGAAGACAGCCTGAACATGGAACAAATGCTGCCGCAAATCATCGCGGCTGCTATGGCCCAGGCCGTCGATCTGGCGGGTCTGTTCGGAACCGGTGCCGATGGCCAACCGACCGGCCTCACCGGCCTTGCAATCGGTCAAGTCGCCCTGAATGCCAAACTGTCAGCACACGCTGGCGGCGCATATGGCGCATTGGTTGCGGCCCGCACGGCCATTCTGACGGCAAACGCTGGCGAGCCGACCGCTATCCTGCTGCACCCTCGCGAAGATGGCGCACTGGTCGGCCTTCGCGACGGCAACGGTATGCCTGCACAGGCCCCCGCCAAGATCGCGGCCATCCCGCAACTGATCACGACTCAGATTCCCATCAACGGCGGCGTGGGCACGAACGAGTCGAGCATCGTCGTGGGCAATTTCGCCCATATGCTGATCGGCCTGCGGAACAGCCTGCGGATCGAGGTGCTGAAAGAACGCTATGCGGAATTCAATCAATTTGGATTCGTCGCTCATATGCGCGTTGACTTCGCCGCCGAGCATCTGGGCGCCTTTGCCGAGATCACCGGCGTGAAGCCCGAGTAAGGGGCGGATCATGGGCGGTCCTGATGTCTGCCGGTGCGGGAGAGAGATCCTCCGCGCAAGCAACCGGGGCCGCCCGCCTATCCGCTGCACGATCTGCCGACGCATCCCGCCGCCGCCCTATGAGGACCACGACCGGGCGAAGGCCTCGGCTATCGGTCCCGATGGGTGGACCCTGGAGGGGGTGCCGCGCTCTCTAAATGAACGGTTTTTCTGGACCGGCGGGGGCGTCGAAAGTTAGCCTTGACCCGGATTTACGTGCGCGCGCGCGAGAGGACCGAATGACCAAGAAACAACGGATCGACAGCGTGGCCGCTCAAGTGGCCATCATGACAAACAGCCGGGCACCGATTGAGCCGCCCGCGCACGTCCCCTTGGAGCCGGATGCACACGGTTTCTGGCTTGGCATTGTCGCCGCCCGCTCACGCGAGGAATGGGCCGCGCATGATCTGACATTCGCCGCCGATCTGGCGAACGCGATGGCGATGCTTGCGGCCAACCGGAGGAAGCTGCGCGAAGAGGGTGAGACCTCCGTAAGCGCGGGCGGAAACCCGATGACCAACCCGCGCGTCGGTGTCGTCAACAGCCTGCACGCTCAAGTCAAAGCCGCCCGGCAATCGCTGGGCCTGCACAGCGCCGCCCAGGGCGATCAGAGGGACGTTTTGAAGCGCCGGTCACGCGCTCAAGAGATTGAGGACGCTGCGGACGATGCCGCCGGGCAAGACCTGCTAGCGCGCCCGTCGATCCAGTGAGCCCGCACGGATGCCGTGACCATTCTGGAGGCGCAGCGAGCGGTTCGCCTGCCGGACGGAACCGGGATGGTCGGAGGCGAGGGGCAAATGTTCGTCATCACCCCCGAAGGCATCGAGCGCCAAACGATCGTCAGGTGGCCAGAGGACGCCGCCTAGACCGTTCTCGCCGACGACGCGGCCCTGTGGGAGATTGACGAGAACTTCGCCCGCGCGGAACTGACAGACGCCCAGCGCGCCGATCACCACGTCCGACGCGAGGAAATCCTGAA